ATCGACTATGTTGGCCTTCCTAGATCTGTCTACTCCTTTAGCAAACATAAGAAATACTTCGCCCAGGTTGCTAAAGGTGACTCTATGATCAACGCTGGTATCGAAGACGGTAATCTCCTTGTTTTTGAAACATATAACTCTCCAGAAAATAATATGATAGGCTCCTTCTCTCTGAACAGCTCCACCTGCGTCTGCAAGATCTTCAGGATCATTGATGGCAAGTACTATCTCATGCCCGCAAACGAAAACTACCTTCCGATGGAAATTACTCCGGATATGGACTTCCGCATGGTAGGACTACTTAAGTATATCGTTAAAGAAGTAAAGTGGAGAGCAGAATAGAAAGGATGTGAAAGCATGGAAGAAAATAATAAAAAACACTATGAATATCTAAAAGATAAATCAATTCAATCATTTTTATTATGCCTAGAAATATTTAACAAGCCTACTATAGACTATAGATTGGAAGGCTGTGTTTTCTTTCTTTGTAATGCCTGGGAATTAATGCTAAAAGCAAAGCTTCTAAAGGACGGTGCAGATATTTACTATCCTGGGAGTACAAGAACTATAAGTCTCTCAGATGCGGCGGCAAAAATTATGACCAATAAGAATGACCCTGTCAGAATTAATTTGTCAGTGATAATATCTTTACGAAACACTTCGACACACGATATTATTCCAGAGTTTGAGATCATATATCTTCCCTTTGTTACATTTTGTGTTAAAGCTTTTGTTGACAAATTCTATGACTACATTGGTGAAAATGTTACTGACTATATAAAGACAGATTTTCTTTCATTGTTTGCACACAACAAACAAACAAACACTACTGACATTCTTTCACGATATGGTCAAAATATAACAACTATGTTTGAAGAAAGAATCAGTGGTATTAACGACGTTCTTAAGGAAAAGCCGGAGTTATCTATAAGAAATGAAATTACCGTTAATATTGTAAGAGTAAATAATGCAGCAAAAGCAGATTATTCTTTTTACGCATCTAGAAATCCAAAAGACAAAAACATCACATACGTGGACAGGTACCATAACATTAATGATTCACATCAGCTGACCTATCACAATGTAGTTGATGAAATTGATCGAATAATCAAAACACAGAACATACCATTTACACCTATCAAGGAACCTATCCCGACACCTAAGAAACCAAATCCAAATATTTTCACCACAGGTTGTCTTGACTGTCTAAATAAAGAATACCATTTTAAAGATAATGAAGAATATTGCCAGCCAGTCAAATACGGAAATGGGACCATTAATAAGTACTCTCAAAAATTAGTAACAAGAATTATTGCTTTAATCATGGATGATAAAGATGTTGTGATAAAAGCAAAAGAAAAGCTTACGTTAAAATCATCATAGATACTTCAACATAGGCCTATATTCATATAAAAAGCTAACCCCAGGAGCAAAGGCATCTCGATATTTCTATCTTACTGGCACAGCCAGCCCAGCTATATTCCACACAAGTTAGCTTCTATAATAATTGTAATATTTGGACATTCAATAGTCAATTTTGTTTTGACATATCATATCATTTCACATAATTCAGCACCAATTTGGGAGGAGGTTTTAATATGCCCGTTTATGATGCATTACTGAAAAAAGATGGCACTCCAAGATCTAATCCACCAGTTATTAAAGATGGAAAACGATACTTCTTTGAGGTCTTCTGGATTGATAACAACGGTAAAAGAAGAAAGAAAAAGTCAAAGAAATACAAATCCCCAAAGACAGCAGCAAACGCTGAGAGAGCCTTTCTTGCGACTCTGGGAGAGATCGAAGATGAATCCATGACCTTCAAGCAGTTGGAGGAACTGTATCTTGCAAAACGTAAGAATGAGCTCAGAGAAAGTGTTTACAAACACGAAGAAGTACAGCTTGGTCACCTTGTAGACCAGCTGGCTAACATAAAGGTGAATAAGCTGACGATCCAACAATATCAGAAAGCGTTGTATGATTTGGATCATATGTCCAGAAACGGGAAGCCGTTCTCTTCACAGCATAAAAACAAGATCATCAACAAATTTAAGGCCATGCTACGATATGGCCAAAGAATGTTTAATCTCACTTCTGATGTTCCTAACAGATTCGAAAACTACAAAATCAAAGACTCTGAAAAGAGATCAGAGATGAAGTTTATTACTCATGATCAGTTTAACAGTCTCGTTGATCAGGTAGATGATCTTCGCTATAACGCTCTCTTCACCACTCTGTACTTCATGGGTCTACGCATCGGTGAAGCAAATGCTCTCAGGTGGTCAGATATTGATTTTAAGAAGAATACTCTTTCGGTGAATAAAACTATTACTACAAAGTATAAAACCGACTCAGGGGCATATGTTGAAAACCCTCCGAAGACCAGCACTAGCAATCGTACTTTACCAATGCCGGAAATCGTCAGATTCAAGCTGCAGGGATTGTACAACATGTATTCTACTCATGACTACTTCAAAAAAAACTGGTTCGTGTTCAGTGGCATTAATGCTTTCTCTGAAACAACGATAACGAATAGGAAGAATGCCTATTTCAAAAAAGCCGGCTTAGATCCGATCAGGTTACATGACTTCAGACACAGCTGCGCATCCTATCTGATAAACAATCTTGGGATAGATAACATCATGCTCATCTCACGCTATCTAGGCCATAAGGATGTGGCAATGACGCTGAATAGATACAGCCATTTATACCGTTCAAAATTGGAAGATTTAGTATTTGAAATCAATAAATTAGAAAAACAATCGCTAAAAAAGTTCGCCTAAAAGTTCGCCTAGAACACATCGACATCAAAAAAACCCCGTATTTACTGGGCTATTTGACATTCTGGTGGACCTAAGCGGGCACCATATAGCCTACTTTAATAATGATATATATTTAAATATAATAATACAAGTCCTAACATATACACTTTGTTTTTATCTGAATTATGTGACTTTTTAGAAAAAGTTCTCCTAGAGTTCGCCTAAAAAAATGACGAAAATCGCAACTTTTTAATATATAGGTATTGACATATATTGAATATAGGTGTATACTATAATTGTAGTTAGGGAGAGCACATAAGAAATCCGGGCAAAAGGAATCGCTACTAGAAAATCTTATGAGGTCATCCTATGATTGAATTCTTGAGACAATTGAGACTCACAATCAACTCGATTATCCGACTCATTCGAATAATAAAAGAGAACCACTAACCACAGTTGCTCTCCCTAATTACATTTTAGAAGAAAGGAGTTGTAATGTCAAATGGCAGTAACAAAAGCAGCTATGAAAGCCCAGGCGAAGTACGACAAGGAAAACACCAAAAGCTTTATGATGAAACTTAACACTAAATATGACGCTGATATTTTGGAATGGTTAAGTCAGCAGGAAAACAAACAAGGTGCAGTCAAAGAACTAATCAGGGACAAAATAAAAAAGGGCTGATTCCATAAGAGCCCTTTTTTTTATTATCGTTGCCAATTGCCTATCGGCGATGTCAACCACATGACACTTACCTAGATAACGGCGCTTATGATAGGACTTACTGTTGGCAAACTTATCTTATCACGTGTTTTTATAAATTGTCAAATAATCATCTTAATGGAAATATAAAATATGCTTTGATTTGCCCAGTGCTTTTTAATATTTCTAGCCTTTTATGATAATTATCAGTGATCATATTTGAATATAATATGTTAGCAAATACATCAGCAATCTGTATAAACTCAACGTTTTTCGAATCGTGATACGACACACTAAACCTACCATTTTTTAGCTTTATTCTTTTATTTAGATAGGTTTCTAAATCATCAATAGATTTCGGACTAACATTTCTCTCATCAATGATTAATTCACATTCTTCAGAAGGTAGTAACCTTTGCTTAATGAAATGTGTAAGAGCCAATTTTAGCGAATAATTAAACGCTCTAGCTTTATTATTGCAAAATGTATTGCTCAATTTTTTGTTATCTAATACTATGTAGTAAACTTCAAAATTATTCTTTTGGGAAAAGAAATCAATGAACTTGTTTTTCATCGGTAAATCAAACTCATTACCTTTTAATTCTACAAATTCATCACCATTAAACATCGCTCCCCTTTGTTCCACAACAACTTGCTTTTTACGATCCATTTTCGGTTTATCCAGCTTTTTTAATTCCTCTTTGTTTGAAGAAACGAATCTTTTATAAGACCTTTTTAGTCCTTTTTCATCAAGCACTCTAACCATGGCTACAACAAAATGGCTGTTTGCTAACAACCTTGAGTGATTATTTACATTCCCGCTTTCATCAATATAAATTTTCATAATATGATTATATAACAACAGCTATCAACAAAAAAGGCCGGAGTTTCACCGGCCTGAAAGGAGAAATAACTCCATGCAATCATTTTGTTGCTATATCTGATATAGCGTGCTGTAATTCATCACGGCTGGCTCTTAATCTATCTATGCCGTTACCATCAATCATGTGATTTGTTATAGCCTGTAAGCCGTTCAGAATTGCTTTATCTATCTCTGCTTGCTTTGTTGACTTCTTTTTTAATTCCTCGATATCTTTTGCGTTAGCTGTAACTTTGTCTAAAGGGGTCTTCGCTATTTTGACTAATCCATATATCGTTACAATGCCAGCACAGATAGATACCAAACTACTGAATTCTGGTGATAACGTCATAGTTTTAACCCTCAGCTGAATCCATGTGTTCTGCTTTGGCTTTTTCGTATTCTCTCTTGCTCATGCCAATACATAATGCAAGGAACATACCAACCCCACCGATTGATGTTCCTACTTCCAGCCCATACGGAATCTTCCAGGTTGTTGCCAGTAGACACCATAAGAATTCAAGTGCCGGAATGATGTTGATGGAGATATACTTGACCGTATCATAGGTTTTATCGCTCCATAAAAACAAAGATTTCTTTTCTTCCATATTACCCTCCTTAACTGATCGTCAGAACATGTGTGCTTGAGTCCTGAGCTACTGTTGGTACTGTTGCTGATCCAGTAACCAAGGCACCATTAACATAGGCTTTGTAACCACTCAGGATATTAGAAGCTGCTGCTGCACTGCTTGAAATTGTAGTATCAAGCACCATACTTGAACCACTTACTCCGAGTATAGTTGCGCCGCTTTTGATATTACCGGCAATAATCTTAGCCTGCTCAGTACTTGAGATCTGCACGGTACCTCCAGAAGTATAACCAGCAGGAACTGTAACTGTTCCAGTCTTAGTTGAGATGGTTCCGCTGGTAGATCCGTTGTTGGCCATTGAGCCATTGACAGCGCCTCCAGATCCATAGGCAGTTTTACCTGTAAGAATATCCCCTGCTGCTGCAGTTGCGTCTGATGTCTCATAAAATGTTGCATTTCCACCGCCAGAAATTGGAATCTTGACCTGTGGAACATCATTATAAGTTACACCATTGATAATTACACTTTTGCTCATTTTTTATTAGTCCCCCTTCTTGATATTGTTTTGTTCGCTAAACACGCTCGTCCAATCGGTTTGTACGACCCACGAGTCATTTACTTTTTTGTAGGCAGTCACGACATTTAATGCCGTCCAACCGCTATTAACTTCTTTTCGATAGAATACTGGCTGTGCTGAACCGCCGCCAATTACGACAGCAATTGTAGCATCACCAGAAACAGTGAATGTATAAGTGTAGTGATCCACCCCTGAACCTGTGGAATACGTAACGGTAAACGTTATACCCAGAACCAATCCACCGTAATATCCAACATAGTGTCTCAATGTTACGTTGTCCAATTGCGAACGAGTTACGGTTTGATTCGGCGTGATGGTAATAGTCGAACTACTGGTTGACGGGAAATCGACCTCGTCGCTGATTGCCGTGCTTCCACTGTAAATAATACATTGCGAAACGTGGCTGGAGTCGATGGTACTACTTTCTCTATGCCCATACGCCTTCACTTCGATTTCTTCAATTGTGGCATTACTAGGAATATCACTGAAATCAAATGAATACCGTGCATACCCGGTTGAACCACTTGAG